CGCTAGGCGGTCTAGTCGAGCTGACGCGAGCCACCCGATACGCAACCGATCTGGTGCTGCGTAACAATCGACCGTATCGAGCGGGTATCATAGGAATCGAAGCCGGCGAGCTATGACGGAGGCGAAACACATGGCGAAAGCGAAATACGAATACAAGCCCACTGGCTCCTATTGGAGCCCCGCATTCAAGCCTGGCGACATTGTCGAAGCCGACACGCCCGAGCAAGAGGCCCAGCTCGATGCGAGCCCCGTCTTCCAGCGGGTCGAAGGCGCCAAGAAATCAAGCGCCAAGGAATCCCCCAAGAAAGAGAGTGACGCATGAGTACAGGCATCGAAGGCGCGATTGGTATTGGCACAGAGTTGGCATGGGGCACCCCCGTAGCGAGCAGCCGTTTCTACTCAGCGCAGGAAAACATCACCGAAGATCGGGGTCGCCTCCGTGAGCCCATGAGTTTCGGCACCCGAAGCACGCTTCCGGCAGACGCCGGGCGGCTCGGCATCACCGGAGGCATCACGCAGATGCATGCCCGGCCGGCGGGAATTGGCGAATTGTTCCGAGCAGCATTAGGCGCGCCAGTCACCGCGGGGGCTGGACCGTACACGCATGACTTCGCGCCGGTCGTGGACAAATTCAGTCCCGAAGCGGCATTGCCGCCGTACTCCGCTACCATCAAGCGTGGGAGTCTGATTCATCGGTACAGCGGTGGGCAACTCAATACGCTCACGATTCGGCAGCCCGCCGATGATGCAATGATGATCGACACCGACTGGATCTTCAAAGGCGTCGCAGCCACCGCGGCAGAAGTGGTTGCGCTCGAAGCGGGCAGCCGATTCCGATTTCAGCAGCTCGCAGTCACGAAGGGCGGCGTGACGTTCCCGTATTTGGAGGATCTCACGATCGGGATTGCGAACAATCTCGAAGCGGAGGAAACACTAAACGAGTCGCTCGAAATTAGTGCTGTAGATTTCAATGACAAATTGCAAATCACGATCGGTATGACGCTCACATTCCGGGATGCAACCACGTACGCGGACTTCGCGGCCACCGCGAGCGACGAGTACGTGTTCACATGGACGAATGGAGCTGACATCTTGGCGATCACGATTCCAGCATTACAGCTTGATTCGTGGAGCGCTCCCATCAGTGGGCCGGGCCGCATGACAATCACCACCGAGGGTACTGCGGAATATAACGCGATCGCTGGGAACGAAATCGCGGTCAACCTCACGAATTCCGTTGCCACCTACTAAGCCACCCCCGGAAGGATAAGGAACACATGAGCAAACTGAAAGCCCTAACACGCAAAACCGTGGATTTACCACGCCTCACGCAATCAGCGTTGGAAGCATCAGCGATCGCGCCGGGTGAGAAGATCACGGCAATCATTCGCAAGGTGCGAGCGAACGAGATTGCATCGAAACTCGGGATACCACCGAACATTTACCGCATGCATCTCGATGCGCCCGACAACGAAACGGATGTGGAGCGGAACGCCCGAATTCAGCGCCTCATGAGTGAAGATGGTGAGCTTCTCGAATCATCGGTGCAGATCAACGATCGGCAATCCCGACTGATTCTGCATTTCGGAATCGTCTCCGTAACCGTGCCCGGTGATGAGCCGACTACCGTCGCGTTCGATCCAGCTGACGCTGAGGGTGACATATTGGCACCATCAGATTTGGGTGACGATTTCGAGTATCTACATAACGAGATCATCAAATTTTCGAGCCTACCGTACGCACCGCTGCAAACCGCCGCGCCCGCGGAGGGCGACGGCATGGTGGCCTTTCCTGCGGAGCGAGTGGCCGATAGCGATATCGAGGATGGCCGAGAAGTACGGCACGACCCCGGCCGCACTCCTTCATGACGATTTAGGGGATTGGTCATTCAATCTTTCGTGTTACCAGCGAGATATCAACGCGGCCGCCTTGGAAGCGCAAAAAGCGAGCATGAAATCCGGCGGAGGATCGAAGCGCGCGCCCGCGTGGAATGAATAAGGACGTGAGCATATGGCGGCGAATCGCAACGAAGTAGAAATCGTTATCAGCGCCGTTGATCAGGCATCACGCATGCTTGACGATGTTCGCCGTCAGATTGATCACATAGGCCAAGCAGCGAACGAAGCGGAGCGGCAAACCAAGAGTTTCGCGCAGAATATGGATCGCATTGGCGGCCGCATGCAGGGCATTGGTACCCGCATGACGATCGGGATAACTACCCCGCTAGCGATTATGGGCGCAGCGATTCTTAATACCGCCGGGCAATTCGAGGAAAGCATGAATCAGGTGCAGGCTTTCACGAATGCCACCGGCACCGAATTCGAGGCGCTCGAAGCGCAAGCGAAGGATCTAGGCGCGACCACCCGCTTCAGTGCAAGCGAAGCCGCGGACGGAATGAGCTTCCTTGCAAGCGCCGGATTCAATACGACCGAAATCATGGCGGCGCTGCCGGACGTATTGCAGCTCGCGGTCGCCGGCAGCCTCGATCTAGCAACAGCCGCGGATCTAGCATCAAACGTATTGACCGGATTCGGGCTCGAAGCAAGCGACCTCGCTCGAGTGAATGACACACTCGCAAGTGCAGCCGCGCAAACGAACACCACCGTACGGCAGCTTGGCGCAGCCATGAGCTACGTCGCACCGATCGCAGCGGCCATGGGCATCAGCGTCGAGGATTCAGCCGCCGCGATCGGCGTGCTATCGAACGCCGGCATACAGGGCGAGCGGGCGGGTACAGCATTCCGTGGAATGTTGGCGCAGCTCGACGCGAAAGCCGGGGAGCTAGGCATCAGCCTACGGGACGCCGCAGGAAACGCCGTGCCATTCGCGGATGTGCTCGCGCAGATGGAAGCGCGCGGCATTACAGCCGCGGATGCTATCAGCATCGTAGGCACCGAAGCCGGCCCGGGATTGGCGGCGATGCTTTCGCAGGGATCGCAAGCATTCCGTGATTTGACTGCAGACATTGATGATAGCGATGGCGCAGCGAATAAGATGGCTGACACAATGGATCGCGGCTTCCGGCCGGCCATGAAGCAAGTCGGCTCCGCATTCGAGGCGGTCAACCTAGCGATCGCAAATACCGGCCTATTGGACTTCGCGACGAATATAGCGCTGCGCGTTGCGGACATGATGCGAGCGATTGCGAACTTGAACCCGATCGTTTTGCGCTTCGGCGTCGTGATTGCGGGCATTGCAGCGGCCGCCGGGCCGACCCTAATCGCGCTTGGTACGTTCCTGAAATTGCTACCCGCCATCAAAGTAGCGATCATCACCGCGCGCGTCGCGATGATCACGATGCTTGGCCCGATTGCGTTGATTGGCCTAGCGATCGGCGCTCTATACGTAGCATGGAACCAAAACTGGGGCGGAATACAGGAGATCACCGCTACCGCTGTGGCATGGATCAAAGAGAAAGTATCTGGGCTGATCACGATCGGCGGCGCCGTGATTGCGAACTGGGACAAGGTTTCGTGGGCATGGGGCGAAATCCTACGCGGAATGAGCGAGATCGCCTTCGGAATTGGCGACGTTATCAAAGGCGCGTTTGAGGTCACGGTTGCAGCAGTGATTGGCGCATTCGACGTGATGGGCGTCACCATCCGCCGGGTATTCAGCCAAGCGTTGAACGGAATCATAGGCGGACTAAACGCATTCGTGACCGCAGCCGGCACGGTTCTGGCACCATTGGGCGTGGAATTGGAGCATATAGCCACCGTTTCGCTTGAACCATGGGAAGAGATTGGCGCGAGGATACCGGATCGCATCGGAACGGCGATGGAAACAGTACGCGACGGATCCGCCCGCGTAACAGCCGCGCATGACGACATGATCTATGCAGTCGCAAGCACCTACGTCACGATCGAAGACAGCATGAATGCGATCGACACCGCGGTGGAGAATGTTGACACACAAACCGTTGACACGGGCAACACCGTACAAGACGTTTTCGGAAATCTAATCCCCACCGCGGCGGGCATCGCAGGCGAAGCGATGGACGGCATGGCTGCGAAGGTGACGGGTGTGCAGGTTGCAGCGAGCACTCTAGGCGCGGAGCTGGAAGCAATCGGAGCTCTCGATCTATCGGATCTGATCAGGCAAGACACCGCCGGGCGACGCACCACGTCCCGCACGAACATCTTGCAAGGCGGACGGGATCGGGCAGCCGCAGGGGAGATCGCCGAACGCCGAGGGGCGGCGCTCATTCCGAACGCGACAGCAGCCGGCGCTTTGATTGCGGACAGCCTCGCATCAGCCACCGTGCGCGGGATTATGGAGCATCAGCGAGCCGTTGACGCGGTGCAAGTCCCGCACGCCGAAGCGGCCGGCGCCCGAATCATGGACAGCCTCGCCGCGGCAACCGTACGCGGACTGCAGGATACGCAGCGAGCGGAAACACGAATCGGGCGGGAGGCAGAGCGAACCGCCCGCGTGGCCGCGGATCGCATGCGCGTCAGTAGCGACGAAGCCGCCATGAGGTTAGAAGCGCAAGCCGCGCTGGAATTGGGCGCCGCGCTTGAGCGGGTCGGCGTCAGCGCCCTACAATTGACCGACGTTCTGGCGGGAACGAATGCGGAGGCGCACGAAGCCGCCGTACGAACGAACGCACTAAAGCAGGCATGGGAAAACGCGTACACGGTAGGTACGAACCTACGCAGCGCAATCACCGGCTTTGAGTGGGGACGCTTGCAGATGGTTGCAGCGAATTCAGCGGCCACCGAATTTTCGGGAACGCTTGAGCAGCTGAATCAGGCCGGCCGGGATGCCAGCCAAACGCAAGCAGATTATGCCGCATCAGTCGAGAATGCGAACGAAGCCGCCATGAGCTTCAGCGACACCCTCGTCTCGCAAACAGCCCGCATGGACATCGCAACGGACGCCGCGCGAAATAATGGGGACGCCGCGAAGGAAGCCGCGCGAGCGACAACCGATTTCAAGGACGCCGCAGCCTCCCTAACGGGCATTCTGGGTGGCCCACTTGGGCAGATTGCGGACAGCGTATTCGGCGCGATTGGAGCCGGCCTAGATGCAGGCATCACGAAGGGACTCGATTTCGCTGGCGTAGCAACAACGATCGGCGACGCATTGCAGAATACGGGCAGCATCGGGCTCGACGCA